GTCTAATCTAAACGTTCCTAATTTCCAGTTTTGATCGACGGCGGTATTCTCGACTTTCAATGCCACCGACCGAGCTCGCGCTCTTGTATCTTGTTTCGTGGTACTCGAGGTAATATCAAAAGGTCCCAAGGTTGAACTTGCTTGAGCCGAATTTGGATAGTCTCTTAAGTATAATGTTATACGGGTCGTTCCGGTCTGCGTCAAGAAGTCAGGAATAAATCTTCGGATCGACATAAAGTATTCACCATCACCCCTAAACGTCACACCTTGTTTTTGATCTTGAGTAATATCAAAATCTCCAGATTCAATGTTAGCTGTGATCGCTGTACTCACACCACGCTTAACTTGATTGTTTCCTTTTTCTTGTTCATAGTATGTAGTAATTCCATCCGTATTGCCCACAACATCAAAAGAAGAATCATCATCCGCATTGTAGTGTGTTGCGTGAGGTTTACCGAAAACCGCTGAATCTTCCCACGCTGTTCTATTTAAACTTCCGGTTGTCCATATCCCTCGTTGGGAAGAAGAATCAATATAATTATAAGCGACCATTCGATTAACGACATTGGAACTCTCAGTACAATAAAACCAGATCACTTCTCCAAAAAGATTATTCAATCCACAATTAATAAGTTGGTTAGACGTGGTATTGATATCATCGTACACATAGTCTTCGACCAAACAGTCCATCGATTCAAGTTGACCGGTGTATCTAAAGAAACCATTGTCTGACATCCAATAAGCTGCTCCATCCACTTCCACCCGTGCATTCTTGCCAATGAGTCCACAGTTGGTTCCCACTTGTTCGTAAGCGAAGGTAAACGGAGACCCAACAAAACGCATGGTAAACATGGCTGTGTCGGTCCAGATATAAAGTGCATCACGACCTCTTAAACTGCCCATGATTTTAGAACCATCGGCGAGTCTTTGTGTACCGGCGGTGTTAATTGCTGTCGGTGTATAATCGGTAATATCTTCCTGAGAAGAAAATCGTATAAACATGTCATCTTGTGTGGTTGTCGTTCCAATCGTAGTTTCCGTTCCGAAGAACACTAAGTGCCGATCGGGTGTAGAAACCAGCATGTCTCTTGAGGCAGTAGGTGCATTAGCTATAATGGTAGCTCTAGTGGATGTTGCTGAAGTTGCTGTTGAATCCCATTCAAAACAAGGGCCATTAAAAATTAAAGCGATCAGTTTAGTTCCATAATTATCAAGGCTCCACATGCCAGGATCAAAAACCTTATCTCCTGAAGCTGCTTCACCCCATCCAACATAGTCGGTGGTATTGGTAATTGTTGCTCCATCGGAATGTGTCGCTGCCGTTGTATTTCGAACGCCCCGGGTAACACCGGTTAATTCATCACTACTAATGCCGGTATAAGAAATTTCTTCTGAATCAATTTGAATATAAGAAGTTCCTGAAGAAGGAAAATTACTTGAATCGGCTAAAGTAATGCCGCTTGTTGCCGCAGCATCGGTAATGGCTCCATCTAAAGTCGTAGTAACTTCTCCTGAAACCGTACCACTCCATTGACCAATTCCCCAGCCGAAAGCTCCGAGTTGTTGAGCGGGTCCGACCGGATAATAATATTGAACGCGAATACCTCCAGACGTGGTTGCTCCAGCTCCTGTTTCCACTGAAGGCATCGTAATCGTAATGGTTGTTGATGTAGGAACGGATGTGACCATAAATTTTTTATCATCAAAATCAGCTGCGACATAATTAGAACCGGTGATGGTTGTAAAACTATCTAAATAAACAATATCCCCTGCACTCATTCCATGATCAGAACCAAAAGTAATCGTAACCGCTGCTGTAGCAGGGCCTGGGCTCGTACCCACGGTTGAAAATGCACTGGTTAAAGTAGTTGTAGTTTTAATAGGATGAATGTCATAAAAAATACCTCCTGAATAAACATAAAGAATTCTATTGGTTCCAAGGGCTGCGTATTTAATACCCGTGTTGTCGACGAAATGATGAAGAGCGCGTGTCGCGCCCGTTAAATAACTTTCTCCTAGTTCAGCCCACCCACCTATTTTCTCAGGTGTTGAATACCTAAAGCGAACATTGTCCCCAGCAATCCATTGCCCTTCGGCCGTGGTTGGTGTGACTTGTTTATTAAATCCTGGTAGAAAACCTATCTTTTGTAACATAGAAATCCGTTTAGAATACGAATATACTACATTTTATCAGGAATCAACTCATTACACCATCCGTTTTTATAATCAATAGCCATGACTTCTCTAGCTTTTGCTTCCTGCGCTTCGGTGATGGTCCGTGGTTCGTGTTCCCTGAGCCTTGTTTTCTGTATCTTTTTTCCTCCAAGTTGTTCGAAGAACGGCAGGAGCTTGGTGTCGATCTCGTTCATATTCCATACATGGGTATAGATGCTTGGATCAGGGCCTAACATAGCAGTGTTCGTTCGGCAATGAATTCGGATGTAATTGTTTTTTAAGTAATGGTCATAGGCCCATAGAAAATGATCTAGATGCTGTAATGAAGGAACATGTTCCTGACAATAATAAAAGCCTGCAATGATCTTGTCGATCGGATCACGATAGACAGCAATTCTAATCTCACATTCTTTTAGTTCTTTATGATAGGCTTCAAATCCTTTCTCACGTCCGATGTAGGAATCTTTCCCACAAAAATCCTGAACATTGGTGCCGCTGTATGTTGTAGGTTTCTCATTCCACAAGAGTTGACCGAGATAGTTAATGATGGTTGTAGATCCAGCTTTATTATTCCTGACATACCCCAGACGTTTACCGCCTAAGGTGACACGCACTAAAGCCATTACTTAGGAACGCCTAGAAGAGGGCGCCCATCCAATAAATTCGTTTTAGCAAACGGACCATTGGCATGATTATAATGTAAGAAAACTTGTGAGCAAACGTTTCCTTGAAAAGGTTCTCGCCAGTGTTCAAGATCGCAGCCAGAATAAATAAGCATATCTCCTACTTTTAAATCAACTTGAATTCCTTTCGGAGCTCCAGGTTTATGAATGTTTTTACGTTCATCAATAACAAAGTCTTGCCCCGATGGATCTAAGAAGATAGGCCATTCATCTCCTCCTAAATGTAGAGTCGTAGAAATCTCACAGCTCGGTCGATCTTTATGTCGTTTTAAAATATTTCCTTTTTCATAGAGTCGTGTGTAAGAGTATGTTGGAATTAAATCCATTCCTGTTTTCGCTTTCATAATGGGTCTCATATACTGAAGTAGCGTTTCCATGACCCAGTCTCCATATTTAGAATAGGCTCCGGGAATTTGTTGATCGGTTCGAGTGCCTATGAAAGGATTAACTGGACTCACTTTATTATTTTTTATCATAAGATCCACAGCGTCCCGTTGCAGCATCATGTAATTAAAGATAAAATTAGAGAGCTCTTTGGAAAGGGCTCCTTTGATTACTTGATATTTTTTTGTTTTAAAACTCATCCGACCTTGCCATCTTTGTCTATTTGAATAAAATTAAAAGAAACCGACACCCGCCAGCCCTTTTCTCCTTTTTCTTTGGATGCATTGATTTCTACACCATGCGTTAACCATGCAGGAAACATAATCATCTGTCCTTCGATCGGAGGATAGATAACCACACGCCACAAGGCTCTGGGTATTCCCGGTAAACGTCGAGGCAGGATAATATTAGGTCCGGGTCTTGGGTCTTCTACAAATAATCTTCCTGAGTTTTTAGGAACTTTGACATAGTAAACACCTGACCATTGAGAGTTGGGGTGTATGTGTTGCTTATTATAAGATCCTGGGTAATTAATGTTCGCCCACATATTTCCTAATCCGGGTTTAGGTTCCATACCGTAGTCTTTAAAAATTTCCTCCTGCATGGTGAAGAGTTCAGTAGTCAACGGTTTGTATTCCTTTTTAAAATTCATATCGGTGGGACTGTGCCAGCCACCACCAGCATTGGTTTTTGTCTCACTCTTATCTTTTTTACTCCAGGCTTTAATGAGAGGATATAAATACTTATTCATTTTTTTAGGATCCTTCACCATTTTCATATAAATGGGAGTCGGGAATAAAATTTCACGGTTCATTTAAAAGGAGGGCCTCCGAACCACATCACCAAAGATCGTCGCATACCTTTTTTGACTTTAGACACACGGTGGCGAATCATACTACAAAAGAAAATAGCTTGTCCTTGCAAGAGTTGAGGAGGTTTATTCCCCTCAGTCATAAATTCTAAATCGCCTCCTTCAAATTCACTCTCCGGAGAAAGTAAAATGGTCATGGATATTTTTCTAACGGGAGGTTCATACTGACAATTGACTTCCGCATCCATATGCCAGTCATAAAATCCTCCTTTAGGATATTCGGTAAATTGTGCTGGCTCGGTA